GACATCAGCTACTGCTGCTAATATCACAGTGCCACCAAGCATCTTTGCTGCAGGGGATATTATCTATGTAGCACGTCTAGGTGCGGGAACCTGCTCTTTGACTGCAGGATCTGGAGTTACTATCAACACCACACCTGGTCTAAGCCTACGTGCTCAGAACTCAACAGCAGCAATTATCTGTACAGCATCTAATACATTCTTGGCCACTGGAGATCTTTCTTAATGCTCAACCTACTGGCTTTTATTGGTAATTTTGTATCTCCAGTAACAACTACCACTACTCCTGCTCCAACAACCCTACCACCTCCTACTACTACCGTTGCTCCACCTCCTACAACAACTGTTGCTCCACCACCTACTACAACACCTGCCCCAACACCAGCACCAACGACTACAACAACAGCACCAATTGTCACTTGGTATTGCACAACAGCATTAGGTGGTCGTTATACTTCATCTACAGATGTATCTGAAGCCTGTGTAGTAGACTGTTCTACTATCGGGTACCCAGGCCAAGTGCCTTGTTAGGAGTTTAGATGTCAGATGTTAAGCCTTGGGATATGTTCAATGGAACGCCAAGGGCCACCAAGGAAGAGACAGAGCGCAGGTTTAATATCTGCCAAAGTTGTCCAGAACTGGTGGAGTTATCATCTACCTGTAAGCAGTGCGGTTGCTTTATGTATATGAAGACCAAACTAGAACCTGCTACCTGTCCGTTAGGTAAGTGGTAATGGCATCTATATTTGTACAGATATCCTCATACGAGGACTTTGAATTACCCAAGACAATCATTGATGCAGTAGCAAAGAGTAGTGGCAATCACACTATTTGCTTTGGTATCCATAGTTGCTACATAGAAGATAACCAAGTGTTTACTCCGTTAGTTCCTAATTTTAGATTACTAGCAAGCAAAGCTCCAGATGGTATTGGAGTTGGCATTGGCAGGAATATAGCAAATTCACTATATGCAGGTCAGGACTACTACCTGCAGGTAGATGCACACACTAGGTTCTATCAGAACTGGGATGATGAACTCATCCGTAACATCTTAGAGTTTCAGGCACAAGGTATAGCAAAGCCCTTGATTACTGCATACCCTGCAGCGTATGTCTATAACAACCAGTTAAAGGAACACTGCGACTGGGATAGATCAGTGACTAGCATTTCATTTGCAGAAAAGCCTGAGCAGTTTGAACAAACTCTCATACCTAGCCAGTTAGCAGTACCCAGCGAAGGTGGCATTAAGCAGACATCAGTATCGGCAGGGTTTATCTTTACTGTAGGTGAGTTTGCTTCCTTGGGATTTAACGAGAAGATAATGTTTTGGGGAGAAGAAATCCTTATAGCAACTCGTGCTTATACCAACGGTTTTGATTTAATGATTCCAGATAAGCAATATATCTACCATCTTTACTTTGATCCAAGTTCAGTATTCCAAAAAAACCTGCGTAAGCACGTATGGAAAGACTTTCCTGACCTCTACTACGCAAAGGATGTTGAGTCTAAAGCAGAAATCTATGACATCTTGTTAACTGCTCGTGTTGGTAGAGATGCGCTAGGTACTACTCGCACGTTAGATGAATATGGCAAGTACGCAGGACTAGATTTTAAGAATAGATCAGTCATAACATAAGGAGAACAAATGGCACCGCAGTTCGACATTACGGATCCAATCCCATATCCATTATCGAACCCAGCAAATGCTACGAACTTTTCAGCAACTGGTGTTGCCTACGATGTAGCCTTTGCCAGCAATCCATTCTTTATCGGAGCATCCGATGAGGCACCCTATCGTCGCGTAACAGCACAGTATCGTAAGCAACAGATTGACCAGTCCAGAGAACCAGGTGAGCAGACGCTTACCGGTTGGTGGACTCGTAGCCAGTCATCATTTCATTATGGTGCAGGTATTAAGTTCTTTGAACCTGTGCAAGATGAGTCCCTGCGATTTCAATTCACAGAGTCTAAGGGTGTAGATGTCTGGACTAAGGGACAGGCTAGCCTGCTCAACAGCACAGTTAGGGCTAGGGCTTCAGCATCAACTAACCTATATCTAGTTGGTGCTAGAGACAACACTAATGAAGTAGATGCAGTTGTCTTTACTGAAGGAGTTAATCTCAAGAAACTTACTATGAGTAGTGATACACCTACCGTTACTACTTATACTTTAACAGCAGCTCCACACACGCTTGATTTTATGGCTTTAACCTCTGATGGCACTAGATACTTTGCTGCAGATAATGACAAACTTCATAGAGGTAATATCTTTGGCTCTACATCTGATGGTCATATCTACGATCTTGATGGTCCAGTTACCACAGTAGCACTGCGCTATGCAAAGCAACGTTTGTTAGCTGGCGTAGGTAGAAAGTTATATGAATTAGATTCTAACATTGCATCCACTCCAGGTGGTCACTCTTTACCTGCTGAACTTTATACACACCCAAACCCATCGTGGATATGGACAACCATATCTGAAGGACCTGCTGCTTTCTATGTTGGTGGCTATGCTGGATCTCAATCATCTCTATACAAGATTACATTAGACACAACAACATTAAACTCATTACTTTTCCCAGAACTTAATGCTCCTACAGTTGTAGTTGATCTACCAGAGGGTGAGATAATCAATGCCTTTGATGTATACCTTGGTACCTTTGGAGTTCTTTGTACTAACAAGGGTGTAAGAGTTGCGTTGGTATCTGCCGATGGTGACATCAGTTATGGACCATTGCTAGTAGATACAGAGTGCAAGAGCGTAACCTTCAAGGATAGATTTGCCTATGTAACAACCTTACAAGGTACTGAGTCAGGTCTAATTCGTATTGATCTATCACAGTCAGTAGTTTCTAATAGCCTTGTCTCTGCCTATGCTTGGGATGTTTGTGCAATCGGTGAGACTGCCAACCCAGTATCTACAGACTTCCTTGGTTCTACCGATAGAGCTGTCTTTGCAGTACCAGGTGATGGAATATGGATTGAATCATCAAGTGTCAAGGTACCGTCTGGGTACCTACGTACAGGTTTTGTGCGCTATAACACCACAGAGAATAAGATCTTTAAGATTATGCAGACACGTGCTGATAACACCTACGGTTCTGTATCTGTAGATTCTATTACAGAAGATGACACCTATTACCGCATTGGTTCCTTTGGACAAGGAGTTGCTATCAGCGATGTCAATATCAGCTTCCCAACTTCTGCTGTTGAGTTCTTAGGATTCCAGTTTAACTTCACTCGTTCATCTACAGATACCACACAAGGTCCAGTCTTTACTGGATACCAGGTTAAGTCATTGCCTGCAGTACCGCGTCAGCGATTGATTCAGTACCCAGTGTTCTGCTATGACCACGAGAAGGACCACTATGGAGTTGAGGTGGGTTATGAAGGCTCAGCCTATGACCGCATCAGCCAGCTAGAAGCAATAGAGAATCTAGGCGATACCATCCGCGTCGAAGATTTTAGAACTGGGGAATCATTCCTCGGTCTGATTGAAGAGATGGACTTCATCAACCGCACGCCAACAGATAAGAGATTCTCCGGATACGGTGGAACTTTGTTGGTCACTATACGTTCAGTCTAAGGAGACTACGATCAATGAGCGCATCTGATTACGCAACCCTTGCAGTTGCAGTAACCACAATACTAGGAGCCTTGCTTACAGCAATCCGTTGGCTAGTAAAGCATTACCTTAATGAACTTAAGCCCAACTCAGGTTCAAGTATGCGTGACTCTTTAGACCGATTAGAAAAAAGAGTAGACGATCTATTCAAGTTGATAGCAGAGAAATGAGTAACGATGAAACCCCTTGCCAAGAAAGCCACGCCTGCCGCTATTGCTGTCCTGCGCCAGGCCACAGCGATATGTCCATTGCGTATGAAAGCCTCGGATGGACTCCTACCGTCAGCAGCGCATATCCATCAGAATCCCAACTCTGACCACAACACAGGCTTTGCTGCTGATCTAACCCACGATGTACTAGGTGGGATTGACTGCAATGCAATCTTTGAGAAGTTAAAGACAGATCCACGAGTTGATTACCTGATATTTAAGGGAAAGATTTGGTCAAAGGAAAAGGGACTAAGAGCCTACAAAGGTCCTAACAAGCACACAAAGCATCTTCACATCTCCATCAAACAAGGATGTGGAGACGACACTTCCCCGTGGTTCCCTTGGTTGGGAACACCAAAAGTTGTCGCAAGGGTTAAGGCAGCAGTTAAGCCTTTGCCTAAGAAGAAAGAACCAACAAGTCCAAAGGAGTAACAATGGATAAGAACCAGTTAAAGGCAATGGCAGCTACGTACCTACGTGCTGCTGTTGCATCAGTAATCGCTTTATATCTTGCAGGCGTAACAGATCCAAAGGCTTTAGCAACAGCAGGTATCGCTGCTATTGCAGGTCCATTGCTTAAGGCATTAGATCCAAAAGCTGCAGAGTTCGGACGTGGGTCTAAATAACCCATCAGCGCGAGGCAAAGGCCCTCATCCCTTCGGGGATGGGGGTTCTTTTTTTATGCCATTTTGTCCACAGAGCAGGGCACAGTAACTAAATTTCCACAGTTAACACAGGTAGCATCAAGGAAATACCAGACCAGTTCATAATCTTCAAAGGCTGCCATAACATTAAATACCTGGGAGCCACACATACACACGTGGATGGGTCCTAAGCCTCTTAAATCGGCTCCAGTGACCTGTGGCAGGGCATTGTAGGAGCTTATACGCTCCCAGATTTTTGACAGGAGTGGGAAACGGAGTACCATATTGCTCGGCACGGCTCCTTCCTGTGGTCAGTCGCCTCTCGGCCTTACGGCCTCGGCCCCGTAAGGGGCCACTGTAAATTCGCTATCGCTCATATTGTACACATCAGGTAGCGTGTCTCAGGTACGACACGCCGTAGGTGTGTTACTCTCAGGTATGACAACCATCGCAGCTTTAGAAGGTATTGATTACGCGGTCTTCGTAGCTGACTCTCAGATAACTGAAGACAATCTCGTTACCTTAGCAACGAGCACGCCTAAGATCGTTGAGGTGGGTAAGTTCATCATCGGTATCTCAGGTGATACTAGACCAGGTGATATCCTTTCGTATAACTGGAAACCGCCACTGTATCGTGGCGAGGAGCCAGCCCAGTTTATGGGCAAGAAGGTGATACCAAGTATCAACGCAGCCTTTAATGATAACAACTACGACTATAACAAGGAGAGTAAAGATGGTGGCTTCGATTATCTCATTGCTTTTAACGGCAATATCTTTCGTATTGCTTGTGATCTCTCTTTTTTCCAAGCAGATCACGGAGCGTATGGCATTGGTAGTGGGGGTCAGCTTGCTCTTGGCTACCTGTATTCAATTGTCAAACCTGATATGGAGTTAGCCTACGCCAAGCGACACGCCCGTAAAGCGGTAGAGATTGCGTCAGTCCTTGACAGTAATACTGGCAAGCCCATACAGTTGGTAGTCCAAGAAAGGTTCTAGGAGAAGCTATGGCGG